TCACCGAGTTCAAGAAGACCATAATATCGATCAAGACCACGCTCATCGTAATAAAGACGTACTGTAACATCTTTGTTCTCCTTGCTCAAACGCGACTTAGCAGTCTTAGCTTTGATAAGATTGCCGACCACTTCTGTTCCATCCTTTTCCTTCTTTTTGCTGAGATGGATGATTGTACTTGCTGCATACTTGAGGCCGCTGCCTCCGCCCATTTCTTTAGTAGGTACATATGCTCCGATGACATCGTAGGTGTGGTTTGTAACGATCATTGGGATATTTGCTTGACCCAACTTGAGAGTGAGCATTCTGAAAGCACCTTTGATAAGTTGGGATTTGGTCATGTCCCTAACTTGTTTATCGTTGAGTGCATCAGTAATCTCTTTCTCAGTGGAAAGCATACCCAGAGAGTCTAGCACAAACATGCAAGGTTTGCGTTCTTCTTCAGGTTTTTTTAAGTATATGTCTACTGCTTTGAGTGCCTTACTACGAAACTCTTCAACAGTAACAACATTAACAACAACTAACCTAGTGGTATCAATGTCCCTAGATTCAAGAAGGGACTTGTTGATAGCAGCCTCAGTATCAAAATAGAGACAATAACCATCGGGGTTGGTATCAAGAAAATTCTTAACCACAGCGAGAGAGAAGAAAGTCTTTCCAGTAGAAGACTCTCCAGCAATAGCAGTAATCTTATTCCCAGATACACCACCAAATACACTACCTGAAACCAGTGCATTAAAAATGTACGAACCTGTGTCCACATAAGTTTCTGTCTCGTCAATTTCTGATGCGAGTTTTGTGTAGTCATCACCAATCTCTTTTACGATGTCTTTAAGAAAGTCCATTTTTCTCCTTCATGTAGTTCATTTTGTAAGACCATAGTTTGGCAAAGAGAGCATTATCCTTATACTTTAATAAGGAAAGAATCTTCTCAAACTCTGTTTTATTAATAGGCAATTCCATTATCCAAAGAATGATTCTAGATTTACAGATTTCTCCATCTTCCATCCAATGGCATCAAGAATAACCTTGAGAGGTTCTAGGAATGCTTTCTCAAATTGTAGGTCATAGTCAATGTATTGGTCAAGTCCTAACTCTTTGGGGAAGTCAGAGATAAATGAAATCACATTCTCATGGATGGTATTTGGTTTTTTAAGATAACAAAACTTGATTTTCTCACCATTGTTAATGGCAGAATACTTGTTAGTCAGTTTCCTCTCTTTAATGTAGTGATTGTAAAGTAGAGCACCTCTTGCATGAATAGGTGTTCCTTTCTGGTAGATGGATGAATAAGACCTATACTTGTCAACATCAGAAACAGTTCTTGGGAAGGAAATCTCTTCAGGTGGGAGATTCCTAAACTTGGTTCTACAGTTGTCAATATATGTAATCACATCATCCTCAGTGGCACTCATCATCAGTTTGAGAGCAGACTTAATCATTGTCCTACAAGGAGCAGGAGTAGATGACTTGACTGCTTCAATACCCATAATCTTGAGTTTAGGTTCAGTGTAGGCAACACCCTCACTGTTCCACACATTCAAAATGTATCTCTTTTTGGCAGTCCAGATACCACGATCAGCAATGTTCTCCCTCTTCATCTGCATCTTTTGATCATATGCATTCACATAAGATGCAAGTTTTTGATAACTGTCCTCAATGAATGGTTCCAACTTATCTTGACAAACTTGGTCAATGATAGAAACAATCTTGTTCTTATCTGTAACCTTATCACCAAGAAACTTACTAACAATAGGACCAAAGTTCAAGTAGATTGAGTCAGTGTCTGATGCAATCACATAGTCCACATCTTCAGTTTTCAACAGGTTATTTAGATACCCATTCATCCTATTCTCAATCCAACGAATGGATACCTGACCAGACAGAGTAATTGCTTCTGCATTGGCAAGTTTGTAGTATCTGAAATACTGGTTACCAATGGCACCATAACAACTATTCAGACAGATCTTACGAACCATCTGGAAATTGTTGAACTTAGCAATGTCCTTAACTGTCTGATCCCTCAGTTTGAGCAGTTGGGCATCAGACAATTTAGAGTAATCACTATCAGAAACATTGATCTCTTTCTCTGCACCCTCTCCTGCACCACCAATCAAATAACCCACTACTTCAAACCCCTCTTTTTCAACTCTGCTTCAATGTCAACTAATTTCTGCTTTGATTTGAGCATTTGTTTCTTAAATGCCTTTCTTTCAGCATACATCTTTTCCATCAACTCTGGCATAAACCCTTTGACATCCTTTCTAAACATTGCACCATTGGCACAAACTGAATAGTCTTTGTACATCTCAAAGGTGACCTCTTCATTCAAGATCTTTTTCACACTGACATTTGGATGCCTTTCCTCTACCAGAGTCTCTGGTGAGATGTTGTATTGCATAATCAAGTGTGGATACAGAGAGTTCAAGTCAAAACTCACAACCCAATCATACACACCTGGTTTTGGTTCCTTCACATAGGCACCAGCAAACTTATCACTTTTGTCACTATCATCCTTTTGAGGAATGACAATGTTCCTCTTCTTGAGGTAGTTATAGATGATAGTATCCCACAGTCTCACCTGGAACATTGGATCAACAAAGTTAACCTTTGCATCAAATGCCATTGTAACAACCAGTTCAATTAGGCGAAGTTTGTCTTCCAACCTATCAACCAGTTCCACGTCAATGATGTTGTAGTCTACAAACTTCTTCCAGTTGCCATTGTAGAAGTCTTTGAAGGTATCAAACTCAGAGTGGTCCAACTTCTTCTGACCAAGTTCTACCTGAGCAATGTAATCTAGTCGATATGACTCTTGGTTCACATAGGTAAACTTCTTATAGAGTTCAAGATAGTCAAGAGTGGTGATACCACCAATGTCAAAGATCTTGTGCTCTCTACCAGTGATGAATACATTCTTTTGAGTGACAAGACCCCACGGCGAAAGATTCTTCTTCTGCCTTTCACCTAAGACTCTATCAACCCTCCCACAGATATAAGGGATGTCATACAGTCGAACATTCCAACCTGTAATAACATCTGGCCAATCTTCCATCCAATAGTTTACAAATGCCTGAAGCATATCTGCTTCTTCTTTGTAATAATGATATGTCACATTCCCTTGTGTAGGAGTATATGGTTTCCTTCCCCAGGTGGTGATCTTCTTTGTGGCATAATCCTGGATAGAGATGGTCAACATCTCTTCAGAGCAAGAGTCTGGGTCAGGGAACCCCTCTTCTGATGCAACCTCAATATCAATGGTCACAAGTTTCATCTTCTTTACATCAAACTTAATCTCATCCTCAGGATAAGTATCAGAGATGTATTGATAGATGTACCTCTCATTACCATAGATTTTGAATCCATCCACACCATCATATTTCTTGTAGAAGTCTCTACAATCTCTAACAGTGCCAGGTTGAATCTTCTCTACATATTCTCCTTCCAGTGTTCTGTATGGGGTTTCACTATTTGATTTTACAAAGAGGGTAGGACGATAGTCATCCTTGTATTGAACCCTCTTGCCATTCTCATAACCACGGACAAGAAACTTGTCACCAACCATCTGAACATTGGTATAGAATTTCATTACTTCAGAAGGTCCTCATACTTTTCAGTCAGTTTACTATTGGGGTCAGCAATAGTCAAAATCTTATCAGAGTGAATCATAAATGTATTCTGCCTGGTCACATCTACCAACCAGGGAACCAGTGTGCCATCATCTTTAAGCACAAATGGTTCAGTCAGTTTACAATCAGGTTCACCAAGTTCAGTAGGAACTTCTTCAATCTGAGTCAGAAGATTCAGATTGTTCGTCAGAATCAGAAGTTTCAAGTTTTCGGGTTTCATAATTTTCTACACCTTTGAGGTACATTTCTTTCAATTTATCTAGGGGATTGACAATGCTGACAACCCAATCTGTTGGGACAGGAATGATCTCATCTTTACTCAAAGGCATCCAAGGAGTCAATTGCATCTTGAATGGCGTTGGTGTGTTGCCCTCTTGATCTGACTGAGAACCATACAGATTCACTCTGCAAGGATATTTAAAGTAGTAACCAACTACCATATCCTTAACAACCATCTCTTGGACATCAGCAACAATGTCCTCTCCAGATTTCAGTACTACCAGTCTTACATTCATTCTTCTACTTTAGATTCTTCCAGTTTTTTCAGTGCTGCAATGAGTTCAGGGGTTTCTTCCCACTCCCAGATTTCTTCATGACCTTTACTGTCAATTCGCTTGTGTTGTTTAGTTGCCATGGTATTCTCCATTTCCTCCATCATACCATAAAAAAAGGGGGGATGCAACTGGATTTTGCCAGTTGACCCCCTGCGCCGACGATATTCAATTGTATTTATTTCTTGGGTGTTAAAGCAAATGCTCCTCCCATTACGGCACTAAAGATTGCAAGTGTTGCTAGGATTTCCATTTGTTCAACAAGTATTATGGTAGTAGGTTTGCGATAGGGACTCCAACAAAAAGATACATGAGAATCCCTATGATTACAGTTGGTACTGTGAAGTTCATAATAAAGCCTCCAGAAGTACATTACTATCTATATTTTACTGTATCACAGTGATACACTTCTGTATTGACTACTACCAAAACTTGAATAAAGTGTTAAGAATTAAAGATAATCCTTTCTTGCATGATGATCTGGAACTACCTTTCCAAGTCTGACAACCAAGAGTCCGTCTTCAAATGTGACTTCCCTGACTTCTGTGTCGTCGGATAGAGTCCACTCTCTTTGAAAACTTCTTTGAGCCAATCCCTTGTGGATAAACGTCTTGTCCTCTGATTCGGATTTTTGTCCGGTGACATAAAGTTTTCCATACTCCGTGAAGACATTGACTTCCTCCTTTTTGAAACCTGCCAATGCAATCTCTAAAAGAGATTCCACATTATTTACTTGAATCAAATTGTAAGGTGGATAATTTGTTACAGAATGATTGAGAACTCTGTCAAAATAATCATCCAGTCCAATGCTGTTCTTGGCAATCTTATCCATCAGGCTGGAAAGATCTGCCGCAGTATACCTTGCTAAGGTGTTCATTATGGTAGCTCCTTGTTAAAGCGAGTTTGTGTTGTGTGGACCCTTTCGGCGTCCATACTAATTATACAAGAAAGCATAAAAAAGGGGAGTGTAGAAAACCACACTCCTCTTTAGGGTGTTCCGACTTGTAGAGTGCCGCACGAATGGCACACACTATTTATTCAGTAGGTTCAGTTTTTCCCTTCTTACCAATGTTATACTTCTGCTCCAGAGTCCACTCATTCTTATCCTTGTAAGGAAGAACTTTGATTTGATTCAGGGGAGCAATATCTTGGATGCTATCTTCTTTTACTACATCAATCAGACCCCAGTCAACCAGCAGTCTGGTAATTCTATTGCGTCTCTGAACATCATTCACAGTCAGGTTTGCATATTTGCCATCAAGGGCAAACAGTTCCTTGAAGTGAACAATATAGTACTTGCCTTGCTTGTGCAGGATATGGCAAGACTGATAGAGTTTTTTCTCTTTCCTGGATGCAACCCCAATACGTGTCAGGGTCTCACGAACTTTGAGAAAGTCATCAGGTTCATGTAATCTCACCTCTACCATTTGGTCTTGCGACCAATTAACCTGAGGTTCAACAGTTTGAGTCATTTTTTCCCACCAATGTCAAGTTTGTCCTTAATAAATTTAATTTGTTCAGGTGATAAAATTTTCAGTGCTTGGGATGCTTTTTCATTACTATAACCATAGTAA